CCCGTCCTTGCGCTTGTATTCTTCCAAGTGAGGTTCGGATAAAGTCACAAAGAGGCTCTGGCCCTTGACTAGGTGAGATTGGAGCTTCTCCACGCGGTCACCCCACATGGTCGCTGAGATCCATTGCGTAGGCCGCTTGCCGTCCGCACCTTTCTTCCCATAGTCCATAGCCAGCGATAGATCCATCACAGGTTTTCCATCACCGGTGTAGCGAATTGCTGGGTCTTTACCGATACGAGCTAATCCAATTAGTAACATTTTTAATCCTTATCAAAATAGACTGCTTTGTTGTTGTAGAAATCAAACAGCGCCTCACACTCAGCCAAGAACTGCTCTGCTGCGTCCTCAACCACCTTGATTTCCTCCGAAGTGGGTTTGAACTTCTTAATGAACAAGTCCTTGCCCTCACCCATACGCGGGTCGTAGGAAACGAACCAGACCGGCTTGCCCGTGACCGCCGCCTGAAGGGTCATCTGCGGTTTGTATTCCGCAGGGACTTCTTGGTTGGCTATGTACTTCATGTGGGTCTTGGTCTTGGGGCATTTAACTTCTATGAGCGACCCGTCCGACACGAATCCGTCAGGTGAACAGCCGCAGAACGGTATGCGTGCATGGTCTATGAACGGAGTATCCGTGACTATCAGGCCGGTCACAGACTCAAACCGTTCCTTTGCAGCGGCTTCTTGTTCCACCCCCCATTGCATATCGCTAGTCGTGTACTTATCCGCAAAGGTATTGGTGATCCGTTCAGCGACAATCTCATAGCGTAGGTTCTCGCGCTCCGTGGACTCCTTACCTGACTTTAGGAAGTTCATAGCCGCCGCCATACGCGAGGCGGTGAGCTTGCCCAGACGGGCGTTCCACCAGTTGCCATCGAGCTGGAATGGGTTCGCTTCACGCATCTTTAACCTCCTTTAATAATGCTTGTTTGCCTTTAGCGGTTAGGCGGTCAATCGCAACTGGGCCGGTTGGTGTTTGTTTGCATGGCCCAAGTTTCAAATAACCCTTACGGCGCAATGCCCAATATGTATTCCACGAACCCGGTTTTTTGTTGAACAATCGAAACCCCCATCCATCTGCAAACATCTTAAGCATAAAGATTTGTTGAGGGCTCATATTTCAATTCCAATCCTGTTGGCAATTCTTTCTATTGGGTCAAACACAGATTTGCTTAATGCAACTTTAATTAGTTGCAATGACGCATCGATTATTTCGTCATACGTTCCGGGGTCTGCGCTTTTGATTGCTTCAAGCGTAAATTGAGCGTCTTGCAACGCATTGATGTCTGCGCTATTTGCTTCAAAAAGCAAGTCAAAATCTTTTTTGTAATTAAGTTGGCATAGGTTTGCTTCACGCATCTCTTGGCTCCCCTATTTTCAGAACGCTTTTGGACTCTTTGAGTTCTGCGCCCTTGTGCGCGGCCTCAGTCCTGACCAGCTCGCGCTCCTCTGGGCTCAGAGCTTTCCAAAAGACTGAGAGGATCTCAGGGCTCGATGCCTCATTGATTAGCTTGACCAGTTCCTCTTTGGTCTTGGTCGCACGTTTCTTAGCTTGCTGGTGGATAGCGTTTTGAACCTCATTCGCAGAACCGAACTCCATGCCACCCCAGCCCGCAGCTGCCAAACATCGACCGATTGCGCTGGTCTCTGCGTTTTCTAAAGCGGATGTTGAGTTGATCTGGCTTGAAGCGCGGAACTCCTCTGCGTGGCCCGTAGCGATGCACTTGCCCAAATCTGTGTAGATCCGAGCTTGCATGATCACCACGGTATCGTCTGCCTTAATTATTTCTGTAGACAGCTCCCAATCCGGGTGAGCCTCGCGGAACTTCTGAACCCGCAGGGCCACGGTCATGTACTCTTTACCACGAATATTTACTATGCCTGTATTCAAGTTATTCTCCTTAGATAAACATTGCCATTATTGCTACGAGTGCAAACAACGCACCAGCTATTAAATCACCAAATTCTTCTTTAGTCATTTCTTCCCCATGTAAACGTAACGAGCGTAACGCTCCTTGCCTTTCACGCACATCACCGTGTTGATCGCCATGCCTTTGGAGCGCAGATTAAAAATAATGTCTGCAAGGCGTGTGGCGCGATACAACTGAATTGCTTGCCACGATGTAATGTGTTCACGGGTTTTCAAATGCTTAACGACTTGATCTACTTTGCTCATCGTACTTTCTCCTTGTGGTTTCAAACTCATTTGCCAGCTCAATCAATCGGGCTCTCGACTTCTCAAACGACTCCGGGTCACGCATAAAACTCAGGTCACGAACTGCTTGGGCTACACCTAGACATCTGTAAGCAATCTGGTCTAGGTGAGACATGGTGATTCTTTCTTCTTGTTCCTGTTGCTCAAGTTCTTGCTGGTGGTGTTCTGCGTCAGTCATTTCGTTGCCTCACAGTCTTGGTGGTCGGTGATAAAACGCTCAAGGCAGTCATGGTCGGACGTAAAGATGCGACCCTTGCAATGAACGCATTGGTGGTAATAGCCTTGGGGGGTTGTTACTCTGAGGACATGGTCAACAGGATCATCCCGATATATTGACCAAGTTTGTGATGTTGTCATTTATTCTCTCCGAAAGTAGGGCTTGATTATGCAGCCCGTAATTTGTTTTTACTAGCATAACGTAACTCATCACCGAAGTGCCATGTATCGCCCTCCATGTCGTGAATTACAAAACCGTTATACGAAGTGTCGCTATACAAAATAACCGCTACTACTTGGTCACTTCTAGTTTCAACATACCCGGAAGCCGGGGCGCTTTCCTCAAGACTGTAACCGCTTGGAACCCAGCCGGGACGAGTAACTTTAATCCACTCAATCGAGGCATTGATGCGGCCTTTATACTTGCCGCGCTTTTTTAATGGCAAAGAGTCAACGACTACATCGCCAAACTTTTTGCGAGCATACTGTTCGCCAAACGCGCCACCGACCCAAGCGGTTCTACGTTCAAATACTGCGTGTTGTTGAAATTTGCCCATTTATTCTCTCCGGTAAGGGGCCGAAGCCCCGGTTATTATTTACGTTTACGGGTTGGAAACTGGTTAAATACTTTACCGTGAACAGAACGGTTGATGATACATTTTGTATTCCATACTTCTTTAGAATCGCCTTTTACTACAACCAAATTAGAATCAAACCATACGCCGTTGTTGTAGCCCATCTCAGCAGAATCACATTCTCCAACTTTTTCTACCAGCTTGTTAACGTATGCCTCATATTGAGCAGCGGCATCCTTGGCGGCGGTGGTAAGTACGCGAGCAATGTTTTCTTCACAAACACGAACAAAAACTGGTTGGTTGGGCCGGTAGCTAGGATCAACTGTGCGAACTAGAGAAAACGCAAAATCGCGGGCGGCTTTTTTTTGCATATATGCAGAACGCGATCCGAAACCATTTGGGCGAGGAAATGCTAGGTTTAAATCCCAATTTGCTTTTTCTAGTTCTGCTGTAAACCGAGCAATCATTTCTTTGGTTGCTTCAACTGCTGCATCGATGCTAGCTTGTTTGATTGGTGCAACTGCGTTTGCGATGTGGTTCATTTATTCTCTCCGGTTAGTACGATCAAGTGACCGTAAGAGAATCATAGAACGGTTAGTAAACTGTTTGCAACCCCTTTTTTAATTATTTTTATATTTCCCTACAAAGTGTGGGGTTAATCTAACTTGGATGGTATTGGAAACCGTTACAATTCATGCGTCGGAAGTGACACCCCGGCGTTTGGCTCAGACGTAGTACCCAGAACCCTTTAGTGGGGGCTTGTAGTCATCGTTGGTCTGAGCCCGATGCTGGCCTGTCAAGCCCAAGTCTCCACTAAAGGGTTTTTCCATTTCCGACTGCGCGAAACGCCAGCAAAGTAGAAGGCGGGGATGGGATAGAGGCCGTGGAATAAGTAGCCACGGAGCCGGGGTCGACACCCGCTATATCCGTCTAGTAGTGGGCATGGCTACCTAGAGTACCGTTGTTACGGGATACATCTCCATGTAAGGCTGGCAAAAACCTGTTTTTGCTAGTTGGTCGGTCTTTGGGCCTTTAGGGATTGCAAACAGTTTCTAAAACAGATAATCTACCCAAAACGGAGATTTTATGAATACTGAAGATGTAGGCAATTTGATCGCCAAAGTCCCGCAGGGCTTGAGTCCTGACGAGTTCTTGATGGCTCTGGCTAACCTAGTCGAGGCCACGACCCGCGAGGCTTGCGCCCGTGAGATTGAGGCCGAGGTTGAGGATTACGACCGGGACTACCGCGAGGTAGGTCTGGAACTGGCAGCTCAGGTGAGGTCGAAATGACCCGCGAAGATATAGAGAACTTGGCCTTGGGCGTGGGGATGATCCGCACCCAAGGAGACCTGATTAAACCCCTGTGGACGGCCTCGGACGCTCAACTTGGTAAGCTGGTTGAGACCGTGGTCAAGGAAGTCAAACAGAACGCCTCAGAGTACGTTGTGCGGGCCATTAAGAAGGCTGTCGAATACGAGAGAGCCGAGTGCGCCAAGTTGGTTGAGGCTGATGGAGTAGCCCGTGGAAACGAGGGTCTAGTGCTTATCAAAGCGGCAGGAAGGATACGAGCAAGGGGTAATCATGACTGACCTACGCAAAGCAGCAGAGATGGCGTTGGAGGCTATGGAAACGTTGTGGGATATCTTAGATGATATTGATACGGCATCTGACATGGCTAAGGAAAACGATGCTTGGTACAGGAAGCGTGTCGAAGCATTACAAAAGAAGCGTTGGGACACCACAATTACAACAGACGGGTACAAGTTAAAAGGTGGGCCAGTAGAAGCACTACGCCAAGCACTAGCGCAGCCGGTACAAGTCTTAACGGCAAAGGTGGTGGTTACTGGTATTGAACATGAGTCTTGGTGCGATTCTGTGACAAAACTTTTGCTTTCTATGCCGCCACAGATACCACCATGTAACTGCAAATTAAAAAATGAACAGGGCAATAGCAGGCCAAATTACCCCATTTCTGAATCTAGTACCTCATTAGACAAGATTGTTGAGATAGCCATTCAGGGTCATGCTAGCACTAGAGATGCTATCCGTTGGGCAATGCAACAAGAGCGTGAGGCTATTATTACATGGCTTGTTGAAGATGGTTTTTTTGTAAAAGACGGGACTCTTTCTGAACAAGTTAGAGAAAAACTACACCACTCTATTTACTTTGATGTTAACCGTAGGAAAACCCCTGAAGTTACCCCAGAAGTCACAGGGGATGTCGGAGCCTGCGTGACCTGCGGTGCGCCCAAGGGTGAATGGCTTGTCGATGCCGTAAACATGAGCCAAGAACGTGTCGATGAAACGGCAAAATGTAAGCGTGAATGGGTTGGGCTGACGGATGAGGAGGTCGAGTCTTGGAGAGGTAATTATGATTTCTTTGATTCTGCTTTGGTCAGGGAAGTCGAAGCCAAACTAAAGGAAAAGAACAGATGACTGACTTTGAGACCTTTTGGAAAGCCTACCCGAAGAAGAAAAGTAAACTTCAGGCGCTCCGCACTTGGGATAAGCTCGCCAAGATCAGACCGCCAATTGAGGAGCTGTTGGCTGCGATTGCGAGGGCGAGGAAGTCTGACTCTTGGGCCAAGGCTGGGGGCCAGTACATCCCCTACCCAAGCACATGGCTAAACGATGGCGGCTGGATGGACGAGGAGGAAGTTGACCTACCGGACATCGTGAACGAGAAGCCTTGGCACGAGACTTGGCCCGGAATCCAAGCCAAAGGCGCGGAGCTGGGGGTTATTGAGAGTAAGTTCACTAGCCCGCAAGACTTCAGGGCTGCGGTGATCAAGGCCGCTAAAGAAGGTCTGAAGGTTGCATGACCTGTGAGAAGTGCGACAAAAACTCGCCGGTTTTCAATCTGCAATGCACCGGCTGCCGGGATAGGCTTGTCATGGGAATAGACTGCAAGGTACTGAGGGAGATAGAGGCTAAGTACCTAGATATGAAGTTCGGGTTCCTACCGGACTACAAGCGCGAACCCAATTGCGGGTGCAAGACCACCTGTCTGAGAAAGTCTAGGCTGCGTGAACAATAAACTTACCGCCCCCCAGAGACGGCACTTGGCGGCGGTCAAATCTTTGCCCTGCGGGGTTTGTGGAGCTGCGGAACCCTCTGATGCCCACCACATCGAGCAGGGGCTCCAGTACACCTGTATACCACTTTGTAAGGACTGCCACCAAGGGAGCCACAACGGTATCCACGGTCGCAAGTCTATCTGGAACGTACTGAAAAAGACCGAATTAAGCGTACTGAATGACACAATCGAAAAGCTCACCCGCTAGGCTGACCCTGCCGTGGCCCCCCAAGGAGCTGAGTCCGAACTACTCAGGCCATTGGGCTCCACAAGCGTCAGCCAAAAAGAAGTACCGGTTCGCGGTCAGGATGCTGGCCCTGCAAGAGAGGTGGGAGATCCCAGAGGAAGGGCCAATCTATCTGGAGGTGGAGTTCTACCCCCCCGACAGGAGGCCACGGGACAAGGACAACATGGTTGGTGCTTTCAAGGCGGGGCAAGATGGACTTGCGGACGCTTGGAAAATCAACGATAAAAGAATTGATTGCACATACAAAGTGAGCGATCAAGTAAGCGGTATGGTCAAAGTTAAACTTTTAGGAGAAAAACCATGAAAAAGGTATTAGCAGCAGCAATCCTGATGAGCGCCAGCGTAGCTTTTGCGGCTTGTCCCGTTTATGCCCCGTATGGTTGCGTACAAACTTACGGTGGAAAGATGAAATGTGGTTGCGGTGTACGATAATTAAACCGGGAGGCGTGACAACTGATTGCAACGTGAGATCCGGTTGTTGTACACAAGCGCCTCCCATTAACAGTTTATAATAGCGTGATGGAACCCCAAAAGCGCACCCGTAGGCCGTTTCTGAGCCGAGACATACTGAAAGTCTTAAGAAAGCACCCGAACTTAACGAGGCGGGAGATTTCTATTAAGACCCATGCGAAGAACCATTCGGTCAAGGCGGTGCTATTTAAGCTGGTGGCAACGAACAAGATCCGGTGCGAAAAGGGTAAAGAGACTAACGCCAAGACAGGGCCACGGCTAGTAAATGTCTATTGCTTAACCCTTGAGGAAAGTGCAGAATCTAGTCATGGGTGAAATGGAATCTTTCGCGCTAAACCTCTTGCACTCTGCAAGTTGCGCTCATGTTTATCATTGGCAGACTACTAGCTACTCTGCCCATAAAGCATTGGGCAAGTTCTACGGGACTATGCCTGACCTAGTTGACGGTCTGGTTGAGACCTACATGGGGCGCAACGGGATATTCGGCGAGGTGGATAAGGAGCAAGAGGTCTACATGGATAAAGACCCGCTTGCGTACATGAAGGCCCTGCGGAGCTATGTGGATGACACCCGCAAGGACTTACCACAGGATTCAGAGATCCAGAACCTGATAGACGGGATTACGGATCTGATCAACACAACGATTTACAAGCTGGAAAACTTGAAGTGAACTGCGGGACTTGTAGGTTTTTCCTAGCAAACCAGAAGTTTGGAATGTGCCAGCGGTATCCTGAGTATGTGATGAAACAGGACGCTCAATGGTGCGGAGAGTTCCAAAAGAAGCAAGAAGCAATCATTGACGAGCCTAAAAAACGGAGAAAAAATGATCCAGCCCCTGCGCGACCGGATTCTAGTCAAGCCGATTGAGCGAACAAAGAGCGACATTCTTGCGGTCATCATGCAAGAGAACTTCAATATGGGTGAAGTGGTCGCGGTCGGGCCGGGGGAGTACGACAAGAAGGGTCGTAGAGTCCCGAATCCTTGCGAGGTGGGCCAGAAGATAAGATACGGAACGACAGGCGAGTACCTGACGTTCCAAGAAGTAGACCACGAAGGCGAGAAGTTCCTTATGATGTCTTGGAA